ACAATAGAATTACTCAAGACACATTTGAGAGGGGCGGGTATTACCTGCGAGGTCATCAATGGGCAGGTCCCAGTAAACAAACGAACCGAGATATTTAAAAGGTTTCAAGAAGAAATCGACCCCAAGGTACTTCTCATACAACCACAGGCTGCTGCACACGGAGTCACATTAACTGCTGCAGATACTATCATTTGGTATGCACCAGTAACATCTATAGAGACTTATTTACAGGCAAATGCACGTATTGATAGGCAGGGGCAAAAGAATAAGATGACTATTGTGCATATTAAGGGTAGTCCCGTAGAGACTAAGTTGTATCATATGTTGCAAAATAAACTTGATGTACATACAAAAATAATTGATTTGTACCGACAAGAAGTTGACAATAAAGAGTTGACATAGTAAAGTAGTAGATGTAGTATTAATTAACGGGCTCAGACCCGATATTAACAAGGAAACTAAAATGAATGATGCCGAAGCGGTAGTACAACCCGTCGCCGATATGGACAAACTGGTCAAAGTCTATATTAAAATACGTGACGCCCGTGACCAATTACGTCGTGAACTAGAAGAGAAAGAAGCTGATCTCAATGAACAGCTATCTCTGATAGAACAAGAAATACTAGAAGTCTGCAAATCAACCAATGCCGATAGCATTAAGACTAAACATGGTCTTGCTATGCGGTCGGTTAAGAGCAGATTTTGGACAAACGATTGGGAGAACTTCTATAAGTTCTTACATGAGCATGAAGCTCCCGATTTGCTTGAGAAAAGAATTCATCAGACCAATATGAAGCAGTTTTTGGAAGAGAATCCGGACTTGCATCCCGCCGGTTTAAATGTGGATCGCACATACGCTATAACTGTTAGGAGAAGCAAATGAGTAACGTCGCCTTATTTAATAACCAACTGCCCGACTATCTTAAGGAAGTCGAACTTGATGATGTAACCAAAGCCCTATCAGGTGGCGGCGGTTCACAAATTAAACGCATTGCGCTTGGCAATAATAAGTTTGTGCTTAAAGTGGATGGTACAGAAGTATCTAAGACCAACACTGGCAAGCTAGAAGTTGTTATTGTTAACGCCTCTAAGCACGTATCAAGAACTTTCTATGCTAAAGCATGGGATCCAAAAGCTGATGCTGCACCACCTGATTGCTGGTCTAATGACGGTGATAAGCCTGATGCGTCTATTAAGTCACCACAATCAGCAGCATGTGCTAACTGCCCACAAGATATTAATGGGTCAGGTCAAGGCAATACCAAAGCATGTCGTAAGAACCGCCGTATTGCAGTAGCTTTGGCGTCTGATTTAGATGGCGATGTTTATCAAATGACATTGCAATCCAAGTCTATTTTTTATGACATGAAAGACCCCGGTGATTTAGAGCACATGCCATTTAACCAATACGCTAAATACGTTGGCTCACAAGGCTACAACTTAAATAGCTTGGTTACTGAGATGCGCTTTGATGAAGACTCAACAGTTGGTAAGTTGTTCTTTAAACCGGTGCGATTCTTAGAGCGCCATGAATGGGAGCAAGCCAAGAAACTTGGTGAAACTCAAGCTGCTAAGAGCGCAGTTACTATGACAATTGCACAAGCGGACGGTATTAAACCTAAGCTAGCTGCACCAACAGCAAAGGCAGAGGTAGCCAAAGTCGAAGTTGAAGCGGAGTCAATCCCTGAGCCTAAGAAGCGTGAAGAGAAAAAAGCTGAGCCGACTGCTAAACGAGACTTGAAAGCCGTGATGAGCGGATGGTCCACTGACGAAGAAGCATGAGTCTAAGAGGTTATAGTCTCCGTCTTGTTGAAGCAATAAAAGCTGGCAACCCTCGGCACCCGGGGGTTCGCCTTGGCAAACATTGCATCGCAAAGGGTATACCAGTAACACAGATGGCTAAAAAATTTGGCGTCTCTCGTATGACCATGTACACATGGTTTACGGGTAGTGGTACCCCACGCAAAGACAAGATTGAACTAATAGAGAAAATACTAAGCAGTTAACGTCTACGGGGACAGCTAGCTCGACGGAGCGAATCGGGATATTGCCGAATCCCTTGCTGTCCTTATTTTTTCGGTGTTGAGGAACTATGGCAACAACAGATCTATTGACCGCAGTACTGGCACCCGAAGGAGAAGGGTGGTACTGCATAGTTGGCTTACGGCAGGACGGGTCAAAACCCCCTGTGCAAACATTCCACGCAACTCTCGTGGAGGTAGAAGCACAAATTGATGTGCTGTTACAAGATAAGTGCAATGTGTACTTTGCTTGCGCTAAATATAAAGACCCCAAAGAGGGTAGGATCCAACCCAATACGGGTATGATTAAAGCCTTTTGGCTAGATATTGACTGTGGTGAGGGTAAACCCTATGAAAATCAAACAGAAGGATTAAATGCACTTAAATCTTTTTGTAAGAAGATTAATATGCCTTTGCCATCTGTGGTTGATTCAGGGCGAGGTATACATGCTTATTGGAGATTAAAAACTGTAGTTGATCGTTTACAGTGGAAGCCTGTAGCTGAACGCCTTAAAGCTCTTTGTGAAGAGCATGACTTTGCTGCTGATCCATCCAGGACCGCAGATAACGCATCTATTTTACGTGTACCAGAGACTCTTAATTTTAAAGAAGATCCTCCGTTACATGTAACAATTTTGGCTATACAGCCCGAAATAGACTACGAATATGTCAAACAAACCATAGGCGTTTTAGTTGCGCCTGACTGGATGCCTCGGCAGTACAGCGAGTCTGCGTTATCTTTATTAGGTAATAAGCAAAGCCGATTTAAAACCATCATGATTAAAACCATGAATGGGCAGGGATGTGCTCAGCTTGAGAACATTGCAATAAACCAAGACACAATTGAAGAACCACTATGGAGAGCAGGCTTGTCGGTAGCGGCAGTCTGCGTAGATAGAGATGAAGCCATACATAAAATATCCGAAGCACACCCTGAGTACTCACCGGAGAACACGGAGCGTAAAGCTAATCAAACAAAGGGGCCATACACATGTCAAACATTCGAGAAGCTTAATCCTCAAGGCTGTGAAGGCTGCCAACACAAGGGCAAGATATCATCGCCGGTGCAGCTCGGATCTGAAATTGCTGCTGCGGAAGATAACATCATCGTGGAGACGACGGAGACTGGTCAAGAGGAAGTTTTCGATATACCACCGTATCCATTTCCGTATTTTAGGGGGAAGAACGGCGGCGTTTATATTGAGATTAGGGATGACGATGGGGGTAGTGACGCAATAAATATATACGAGCATGACCTGTATATTGTCAAACGCCTGCACGATCCTGCCAAAGGCGAGTCGGTTTGGATCAGACTGCACCTACCAAAAGACGGCATGAAAGAGTTTGCCATGTCAGCTACAGATGCAATGACATCAGAAAAGCTACGGGATAAGCTAGGCTACTTTGGGGTCATAGCAGCTAAAAAACAAATGGATGCGATTATGGGATACATGATTGCGTCAGCAAAAAATTTACAACATTCAATGGAGTTAGAAGTTATGAGAGATCAGTTTGGTTGGGCCGACAAGGATCAAAAGTTTATTATCGGTGAGCAAGAAGTTTCAGCAGAAAAGGTAGCGTATAGCCCACCTTCAGTAGCCACTGGTTCATTAGCCGACTATTTAAAACCAAAGGGTAGCCTTGAAGAATGGCAGCGTATAGTTAAGGTATACGACCAGCCTGGGTTTGAACCTCATGCCTTTGGCTTCTTTACCGCCTTTGGTGCCCCACTACTTAAACATCTCAAACTCAAGGGTGCGATTATTAACCTAGTAAACAATACATCAGGTACTGGTAAGTCAACTATCTTGAAGATGTGCAATAGCGTATGGGGTCATCCTGAAGAGCTTATGTTGCAGTGGAAGGACACAATGAACTCCATGATCCACCGCCTTGGGGTTATGAATAACCTACCCGTGACTATTGACGAAGTTACCAAGATGAGCGGCGACCACTTCTCAGACCTACTTTATGCTGCATCGCAAGGTAGAGGTAAGAACCGTATGAAACAGCACGAGAATGCTGAGCGTGCAAACGCTACTAAGTGGGGCACCATCTTATTAACTAGCTCCAATGCCTCCTTCTATGACAAGCTATCATCCCTTAAAGCTACCCCCGATGGCGAGTTTATGCGCCTCTTAGAATATAAGATTGAGCTTACAGGCACACTGTCTAAGCAAGAAGCCGACGAGATATTTAATGCCTTGTATGAGCACCATGGGCACGCAGGAGTTAAGTATGCCCAGTATTTAGTTACTGATTTAGAAGAAGCCATGGATCTTGTTATGCAAGTCCAGCAGCGTATTGATAAAGCCGTTGATATGAGTAACCGTGAGCGGTTCTGGTCGGCTGTAGCTGCATGTAATA